ATGTATATATAATTTTATGTTTTGGTGTTTTGACCCCTATGCCCATTGGTTTCTCTGTAACCATGAGCTTCTTTTCCAGACTTACTATCGTGATGATATTTGCACAAGGTTTGTAAGTTATTTTCATCTAGTTTGGCTCCGCCATCTTCAATTCTTTGAATATGATCTACATATTTACCCTCTTTTACAATGCAATCATCATCACACTTCTTACAGTTAGGATAATTTTCAATGAATCTCTTTCTTAACTTTCTCCATGGCCAAGAGTTGTAGAAACCAGTGTTGGTTGTAGTTCTTCTAGAATAATCTACCCTCTCAGCTACCCACGGTCTTTTTATGTTCTTTTGTTTGTTAGGCATCGTAAAAGTTATCATCATCATTAGGGTACATCTTAGGTATATCATCTGCATATTGATCATGCTCTTGAGGGTCTGAGTACTTGACCTTGTTACCATCGAAGTGCAGCCCAATAGTTTCAAGAGAGCCCTCTCTGTATTTAGCAAAAGAAAATTCTGCATTGGCTCCCTCATTTACTAACCAATCATCTAGTGGTGTATCTGGATAGTAGTAGTGATGTCTGTATAAAAATGAAACAATATCTGCATCTTGTTCTATAGCTCCAGACTCTCTAAGGTCAGATAACTTTGGACGTTTATTTGGTCGAGTTTCTACAGCTCTATTCAATTGGCTTAATGCTATGACTGGGATATTAAGCTCCTTTGCTATTAATTTTAAGTTTCTAGTAATGGAAGATATCTCCTGTTCTCTTTGATTAGCCTTAGTTTTATCTACGACCAGCTGAATGTAGTCTACTATCAAAATCTTTATATCATACTTTCTTTTTAAAATTCGCGCCTTACTCACAATGTCTCTTATGTCCATCGAAGGTGTATCTACAATATAAATTGGGAAATTCTGCATAGTATCAATTTTTTCAGATAGAGTAGTAAAATACTCAGGCTTTTCAAATCCTTTACGTATGATTTGTGATAAATGAAAGTTAGAATTTATAGATATGTGCCTAGCTGTTAATTGATTGGTAGACATTTCTAATGAAAAGAATGCAGATGCAATGTTTTGTATGCCACATTCTAGTAAAGTTTTCAATGCAAGAGAAGTTTTACCCATACCAGGCCGTGCAGCAATAATGATAAGATCTGAAGGCTGCCATCCACCAGTAAAGTCATCTAGAACTTTAAAGCCTGTAGGTACACCTGTCAATTTCTTTTCATCAGCATTACTAAGCATTTCAACACGTTTTAAATTATCGTGAAGTGATTCAGCATAAGATTTAGTTTTACGACCACTAAAGACAATTTCATTTATATCATCGTTCCCTTTAGCGTCTGTGTTCAATAGCTCTAAGGAGTCTGTAGACTCATCCATTGCTAACTGAATGTTGCGCTGTGACTTCTTTATAATTGATCGCTTAATGTAGTACTGAAGCAGCAGTCTGCAGTGATACTCAAGGTGAGCACTAGATCCAGTCTTATTACAAATTAAAACCAAATCGTAAGTAGGTACATCTAGTTTTAAGCTCTTAAGCTTATCGTCCACAGTAAGCATATCTATCTTATCGTTGGCATTGTAGATGGCTACAATGGCCTTAAATATCTTTTGCATTTTAATACTAAAGAATATCTTAGCATCCTTCAGGATAGGCATAACTTCTATAGCTGCATCTGCGTTGGTTAACAGGGCACCGATGACAGTTTCTTCAAGTTCTTTATTATATGGCATTTTCATTTGTCTCATTATTTTTATCTTCTTTGGTAAACTCTTATTTCCTCTTCTGGCTCGCTATACTTAGATTCATTCTGAGCATAGTTTCTTGCGTATTTTGATAGTCTGGCAAACAAACTATTCGCGGTCCAGTTCAATTTATTATTATCAATTTCAATTTGTACAGTATCATTAAAATCTTGGACGAACTTCTTTTTGTTGCTTATAGATTTGTTATATCTCATAACAAATTCAGTTTCTAAACGAGAAGGACAATTAGTTTTTAAAAAACTGAAAGCGCCTATATCTCCCTTTGTATTATTAACTAGTGTATTATTACCTTCATCATTTTCTAAATACCCCTGTTTAATATTCTCACTAGGGGTGTTTAATTTATTAACTAGGGTGTTTAGTTTATTAACTACCCTTACGAAACGTTTAGAGATTACTTTTTTATCTCTAATTAATTGTATTTTAACAAAGCCTTTTGACTCCAATGATTTAATTATTTGAGTGCATCTGCCTTTAGAAACATCAAACATTTCAGAAAAATGAGCGTTGCTTGCAAAGCATCCATTTTCATTATCAAGGGAATCAATTTCAACTAAAAAAAGCTTCTCCATAATGCTCATATCTTTGTTCAACCAAATGATTTTTGGTATCCATATCCCTTTAAAATCTCTGTGTATACTCATACTGTATATTTAATAATTAAGCCCACAGACAAAGCCTGTGAGCTTATAATTAATAGTCGGGTTCAATGATTTGTATAATTTCTCTAGCATGGTCAACCATTTTATATATAGCTTCTTGCATGGTCTTATCCATAAGTAGTAATTCAATTTGAATATCTTCAATACTCATATTCATGTAATGTTGATTAATCTGGAAGTAGTTAGCAATCTCATAGTCTTTACATCCAGAGCAGAACTTTGCTATAAGACAGGCCAGGATCTTCTCTGTAGTATCCTTGACACCAGTGACTTGATTATGCCTAACTTCAAAATTATGCATGACAAGATTTGCTATAATCTTTAGGTTTTTATTGTTGTTCATTTCTTAATTTTTTTAAGATTCATCCTGGTCTATTGCATATTGAGCATCTATCTAGAAATCGTTCTGCTTGAGGATCACACAGACTATTAACTTTTGTGCAATATTTTTTACCAACCCTGCAATTAAAGGAGTCTGGTCTTTTCTGAATTTGTTTTAAGTTGGTTTCCATAGTTTATAGATTATTGCCTTTTAGTCCATGCAGCAGCTGAACCCAATTTTTGTAATTCTTTATATAACTTTTTCAAAAAGATGCTAATTTTAGTCATTGTCTTAAATTTTGAAGTTGTTGTATGGCCTTAGTCCTAAGTTTCCAGACAGATCTATTGCCCTTGTCTAGCATTATGAGATCATCTTCTTTAGCGTATTTCTTAAGAAATATCTTTACACCCTGTGGAGAGATTTTGCCAAAGACTTGGGCATCCGACAGCTCTTTAAAACTGGCAAATACCTTTCTATTTACAAGATCTACTGCAGATTGTATTTTCACTCGTTCTTGCACAAGATCTCTAGGAGCAATCATCAGATCGTTGCTTTTTAAATAGTCTACGAATTGTTCCAAAGTGCTCATTATTCGTTTTTTAGTCGGTCAACAACAGATTCCAATTCAACAATCATATCTAGCTTATGAGCTCGCATATTCCAAAATTCATGTAGCTTTTTAATTTTATGATAGTCCTTATAAGTGCTGTCATACTCTTGCACTATCACACAAAATGCAGATCTATTACCAAATCCCATTTTATGAAATTCGTTAACAACGCTTACACATCTTGCGTATGCTTGCATCTTGTCATTGTGCGGTTCAATTAATATTGCTTCCATATTTTATAAATTAATGGCACAAAGTTTGTACATTTATAATGCCAAGACAAATATAACACTAATAAGTACTAATAAGTACTAATAGTGTACTTTATTACTAACAAATGTATAAACAAATGATTATGAAAGGTTTGACAATTAAAGAAAAGCTACAAATTATCAAAGAAAGGTGCGAAGAGTTAGAAATTACACCGTATAAGATAAATAAAGACACAGGTTTGTCCGCAAAAGGCGTTCAAAAGATCCTTTATGGTGTCACAAAAAAACCAAGAACTGAGACTGTAGATACTATTTTAAGCTATTTAGAAAACTATGTTTTAGGCTCTAAGGTGAACGAAGACAATATAACTCACCTTACACCACTAAAAACTAAAAACAAAGGCGTACCGTACTACAATGTAGATTTCACATCTGGATTTAATATGCTCTTTAATTCAGAAGAGTATAAAGCAGATTTCTTTATAGACTATGAGCCCTATAATAAGGCAGACTTGTGGGTAAATAATATTGGGAATTCAATGTCACCGGTTATAGAAAATGGCGATTTGCTTGCCTTACAGATCAAAACAGACATACAGCAGATTATATATGGTGAAATTTATGCCATAGTTATGACAGAAATGCGCACTATTAAGTATTTACGGAAATCCAAGCTGGAAGGTCATGTTCAGTTTGTTCCAGAAAATTTAGAGGATTATGATGCTCAGGACATGCCCATAGAATTAATTGAGAAATTTTTCATAGTTTTAGGGTCGATTAAGAAATTCTTCTAATTATGAAAAAAATAATCTTCTTATTATCTATACTTTTAGTGTGTTGTGCACCTATGGAGCTTGTCCAAATTGATAATGTTCAAAAAGTTTTTGATATTGTTAATACGAAAGACGAATTATATATAAAAGCGAACCAGTGGATGGTAAAAACTTTTAATAATGCAGAATCAGTTATTCAATTTTCAGACAAAGAAAGCGGTACTATTACAGGCAAATACATGCTAAAGCAAACGTTTACTGTAGATCTTAACTATCAAGTTATTCCAAACGGCGGTATTTTCGCAATTATAAATATAGATATTAAGGAAAATAAGGCTAGGATCACGATAACTCCTCGGGAATATAGTAGTCGAAAAACAGGTGATCCTCAATTTATTTATCCTGAGCAAACTGCCAGAGAGGATATACAGAATTTATTTAATGATTTTGAAACTTACATGAACATTAAAGAGAATAAGAATTGGTAGAAAATTACTTAAAGCTAGTCACATCTTCCTGCATAGAATCTCTTTCAGCTTCCGGGTACTTGTCTTTGTAAATCGTATCGATATCATTTCTTTCATGGCCCATCAACTCGCGAATTAAGTCTTGGTCATAATGCTTAAATTTCGCCAAAGTCGCAAAAGTATGTCTCATTACTTTTGTGGTTAAGTTACCATCTTTGGGCATCAGCTTAATGTTATAAATCTTTTGAACTCTTTTTATGTTACGGTTGTGATTGTCCCTAAAAGTAATATAAGCTTCAAAAGACTTTCTCCAGGGGAATATATAATCTTTGTCTTCGGTGTACTTAGAAATTAAATTTTCAGCTTTGTGAGTCAACTTTACATCATAAATATAAGCGCGTTCACCGTTTTTTCTACGTTTCAGAAAGACTCTACCATTTTCAATATCAGTTTTCTTGAGGTAAAATATATCGATAAGGTCTGCACCACCAAGATAAAATTGAATAAGCGAAAGATCTATAGCTCTCTGATGAGATACATGCACAGTCTTTATATTTTCAATTCTTAAAATTTCATCTGGTCCTAAATAATAATTTTTAGCACGTCTTTTATTGATTGGAATATCACTAAATAAGCCCAGAAAAGGGTTAAAATTTTCAATCTGCCCATCTTTTATGGCAGAATTATATACAGCTCTTGCAGTAATTAAATTTTTCTTAATACTTGTATTTTTAAGACCTTGATCCTTTTTGTATAATTTGTAATTATTTAAAAATTGCATTGTAACTTCTTCAAAAGTAAGAGAATGTTTAAATTTCTTAAGATCCACCAAAGTTTCAGCATATACCTTTGCATTTCCTTTTCTGTCTTGTTGCAACATAAAATCAATCCTCTTTTGAAAATAAGAATAAAATGAGGTTATTTTAGTAGCACGGTATTCAAATAGATAATTTAGTGCAATTTCAAAGTCAGTTATATTTTGAAATTCCAGATCTTGCAATTTTGATTTTATAGAGAGTACAAAATCATACTTATTTTCAAAATCAGCAGCAGTAGGTTTGGGAAGTTCCCTAAGCTGATTCCAGTCAGTTTCAAAAATAGAAAAAAGCTTTTTTCTTTTTATTTTTCTATCATGTGACAATATCAATTTGACTGGATAGCCATTTTTAGTAAGGCCATCATTTTTTAAGAGCATTATTTTTCCGTTCATAATTCGTATACTTTCCGTAAACAATTTACGCAAAAGTAGTACAAACTATCATAAAAAATAGATTTTTGTAATAGAAGGAAAGTATATAAAATGCAAAAAGCCCTTATATCAAGGGCTTTAAGCTAGTAGCGGGGACTGGACTCGAACCAGTGACCTTCGGGTTATGAGCCCGAAAAACTAATCATTAATAGAAAGGGTTTACAATCAAAAACACAGTAAATCGTAAACTATTCGTAAACATTCTAATTAAAAAACAGTCTCTTAAACTCGTTTTCATCTATCTCTAAAGGTATTAGATACGGTCTTAAATCTAAGGCTCCACAGATTTTAAGATAAGTGGTCAACAACATTTCGGTTTTACCTTTAAAATTGCGAATCAAAGTGGATTCGTTAATCTCAATTAATTCTGAAAGCTTTAATTGTGTGATCTTTTTTTCTTGCATCCGGTCTTTGATGAAGTCAAATATTAATTGCTTTCCTAATTTTGAATACATGTTATAGTTTGGCATAGCTTATTTTATTAATGGTTTTGTAGTATCTGAAAAGACCAAATCAAAGTAAACTTCTTTATTTTAATTCCCAATTTTTTTACCTCCATTTCTTCTGAGTATTTTTCCTGAAAAAACAACTTCAAAACTATTATCTAGATCAAATCTATATTCATCTTCAGAATAAGTCTCTACAATTGTGCCTTCTGGAAGAAAAAATGAGTAGAGGAATTTGATCTTATGCCATTCTGAAACTACTTCTTTTTTTGATGAATTGCTTACAAAATAAGTTTGTGAATAATTATTTGGAGTGACACATATTTTTTTAGATCTAAATTCTTTTATTAATTCTTGACTTGTGTGACAAACCCATTCACCTCCTTTTGCTATGGTTTTTAATCCAGTAAAAGGCTCAGTCCAATCCATATCCTGACCGCTATAGTTAGAACTTTCTGTTATCTGTATCTTCAAGCCTTTTTTCATAGTTTCTAAGTGTTGAATTAATTACATACACAAATATAAAACATACTTGCATATCTGCAAGTAATAAAAGAAACTTTAACATATTTATTTTTAAAAACGTATCAATCGATAAGTTAATCCCACGCCCAAATAAGGCAAAAAACCATCTGTAGTGTAAGTTACTCCGACTTGTGGACCAATCACAAATCGATAGTTTCTAACTTGGATATCAGTTTTTAAGTTAACGTTTTTTCTCAACGTCTGAGCTTCCAAAAAAGAAACCAAATATTCCCAACGCAACACCTTCAACTATTCCAATAAGATGTATAAATATCTCCTTGTTTGATTCAGGTATGTCTAAGAAAACTATTGAATAAACAACAAAAGCAAAGACTCCTAATCCGATAAATCCAGATACGTTGTACAACAAATCTTTTTTTCCAGATTTAGCAATTTCAACTTGTCTAGTCCTTGCTGCATTTCTGTCAGCAACTTGAATTTCGTATTCTTTAATGTCTAATTCCAGCTCGGCTAAAAGCATATCTTTATCTATTTGAGAAATATCAGCAGAGTCACTTATCTTGTTAGCTAAGATTCCTAAAGCTTTTACACCGGTCAAACTCCCCGCAAGCTGTAAAAGTTCTGGAGCGACTTCTTTTCCTTGTTTGATCAACCAACGAAATCCATCGCCCACCTTAGATGTTCCGTTTTTTTCTTTGTAAGATTGTTTTTTTAGATCTACCATGTTCTATTTCTGGATATGTCAATATGAATAAAATGCTCAGAAACATAATGCTTAAAGCCACCAATCCATTTATTTTTTAAAAGGTTGGACAGATAAGTCATTTTTTCTTTGTCCTCAGTAGTTATATCATTTGCCTTAGACAAATGAGCGCTGTTACCGCTTCGTCCTTTGCTTAATTCATGTCTTAATGTACGTTTACCACAAGTAATAAAGAAAGGAAAACCACACTCAGTTCTGTAAGGTTGCATTGCCCATAAGATTGATAAGTTTTGTTGTTGTTCTGCTATGCTTTGCTCCTCGAACTCAGCCAATATTAATTCCCTATCTAGCTTTGTAATCACTGAATAGTCACCATAATTTAAATATTCTCTAACTGTAAAATCTTGTGGTGTCAATAGTCTATCTTCTAGCGCCTTTAGTCTTTGCTCAATGGTTCTCATAATTTAGTTGTTTTTAATGTTAGATAGAATTTTATCAATATATGTTTTAAGGAAATTCCTAACGGCATGTAACATTTTACTTATATAATCAGTACTTATAATAGCCTTATTATCTTTTATTGACAGCACATTATTAATACTACTTATTGTTTCCGAGATTATTAATATCTTCATTACCATTTCAACTATAAATTTAAAGTCATAACCAAGCCCTAAAGCTGCAAGCGCTAAAATCATAGGAACTGATAAAATGGTACATTTAGTAATTATTCCTAAAAGTAAAATATTAAAATTAAATTGCATTTTGGAAACAAAAATTGATTTTAGGGACCCTAAAATAGTGTCAGAAACCATTAACCAAATCAAAACTTTTACTACATCAATATCTATACTTAAATAAACAAACAAAAAATAAAATGACATTTTTATTTCATTCCAATATTCTGAAAATGTTCCTAGAAATAAGTTTATGTATTGTTTAAATTGCATTTTTTATAAATAAATATTGTGACTATTTTTTTATAATTTTTTTAATCTTTCCGTTCTCGGTTCTAGCAAACCTTGCTTTGGATGTTTCCATGGATGGAATGGCTGTACCAGAATAAGTTTTACCACCATAAACCCAACTTACTTTTTTACCTTTTTTCATATATTTTCTGTATTTTTATGTATATCTATGTACTCGCCACCATGTCGCTCTATGAAGTTAATCATAGATTTTTCGTGAACGTAGGATGTTATTGGTCGACTAGTGCTAAATACTTGATTTTCTAATATCTTACCATAATTGAATATAGTGTTATCATCGTTTTTAGAAACGTAGTAAGGTTTATTTAGATCGCTGTGATTGTATATCATATCTTTATTTTTTATTTAGGCTTGACCCCCATCTGTAATAGACCAATTATATGTATTTATTAAAACATTTCTACCAGATTGTCCAGAACTATTGTATTTTATTGTTCCAGCACTAAATGGTACGTCTTGTTGTAAACTAAGTCGAGACCAATCCCTATAACAGTCGGCTAAGTTTTGTGCTGACATGTTAGATTGTTCCAAAAACATGTGCATGGTAGTAATATTACTTACATCCCAATTATTGAGGGGTTGGTTAAATGCT